ATGTGGTACAAAACAGCCGTCCCTGCATAAGAAACGGCTGTATGGTGCAGGTAACTTGCAAGGGGGATAGGAATGGGGAAAATGGGGGATTTTGTTAGCTATATGTAAGCTACGGAACATAATTATGAACAATTCAGGATAATATAAGACTATATTTTGTTGATTGCGTTCACTAATTCTTTGGGGTTAACGTGGGTATAAACTTTTTCGGTCAAGTCCATTTTCGACTTGTGACCGACTATTTTTTTGATGATTGTGTGGTTTACATTTGCCGATACAAGCATTGAAATGCAGGTGTGTCTTGTTTCGTGTATGGTGTGGTCAAATCCTAAATCGTTTTGCAGAGGTGTCCAGTAGTTGCGTTTAAAGTTATCGTATTTCAGCGGCTTGCCATTGGTATTATTCAGAACATATCCACATTGAGAATCGCTGATGAATTTCTGCCAAAACGGCAGTACTTTGTCTGCTATAGGCACGGTTCGTACACCTGAATCGGTCTTTGAACTTTCAACAAAGAATGTCTGTTCGTCAAGGTTTACATTTGAAATTTTTAGGTCGAGCAATTCGGACACACGCACTCCCGAATAAATCAGCATAAGCACTATTTTTACCGAATCAAGATTTGAATATTCCCACAAAAGATTTATTTCGCTTTCCGAAAACTCCCTGCGTGCTCGTTTTGTTTCATCTGACTTGGCATTGATTTTCAATTTTTCTGCAAGATTGTTACGGAGCATATCGTGAAATATGCAGTATTCGTAGATTTTGTTCAACAGAATTTTAATTCGCCTAACCGATTGATAACCGTTGTTGCAGTTGTCGAGAACTCGTTGCATATCAATGATTTTTATATCGGACATCTTGCGATTGTATAACATTGAGCATTGTTTGTATGCCGCATTATACTGTCTTTTGGTGTTCGGATTTGTGTCTTCGGTGATGAACTCCTTGTACCAAAGTTCATAAATTTCTGAAAAAGTGCGTCTTGCCGAATCAACATCAAACGGGTTTTGATTGTAATCAGCAAGAGCGTTCAGAGCTTTCGGCTTGTTGGGAAAGTAGCCTATAACTCTGCGTTCCTGATTGCGTGTTTCTTTGTTGTAGCCTATTGTCACGCAGGCAACCCACGGATTGCGCCTGTTTCCGCTCAGCTTATAAACAGAGCCGTAGCCGTTAGGCAGTTTCATTTTATACACTCCTTTTGTTTAAAAGAGGGTGCAAAAATCCCTTGTGCTTTAAATTACTTGAAAAACACAAGGGAATGTGATACAATTATTTTGCATTAAACTGCATCATCTGCACCCTGTGTAGGTGATTCCGCTCTGTTCGACTGGTCCTCGAGCAGGGCGGATTTTTTATTGCTTATGTGCGGAGGGTAGTGGAAGGTTTGGTGCGATTTTAAAGAACCCTTTCTATATATATAATATTAGTTTATTTTTCTTATACGAAAGGTTAGAAAAACCCGTAAACCCTCCACCACTCTCCACCTCAACATTACTGCAAAATGTAAACTCGAGTAAACATTTTCGCTTTATCATTCCAATTTGTCCAATCGATTGGACATTTTCAGGATTTGTTTTGTTCATTCGAGTGGACATTTTCGCTGGCTTATTTTGTTTACTTGAGTAAACATTTTCGTTTTATCACCCCAAAATGGGAAATTGATTTCCTATTTTAGGGCGGTTTTTTATTTATTCTATTTAATCGGCAGACCGTGGTTGTCGGTGTATGAAGTTTGTTGATTACATTAGATTATTCAAATCAATGTTGAACCCCATAGCTTTTAACTCTCTTGCAATTGTAAATTCACTTGCGCCGTCAGAATAAACAACACCGCTTAAATCACCGGGTAATTCGATAGAACTATCTGACTGAATTAAAATGGTCTTATTTCTTCCGAGAAGTCCCATAAAATAACCTGCCTCAAAAACAACATTTTGTCTTCCTCTTGCTCTGGGTTCTTCTTCTGAAACTGCTTTGCCGACATCATCGGGAGTAAAAAGAATAATAGCCGCACTTGCTTCACTACCGAAATCTTCAATTTTTTCAATAATTGTTCTGCATGAATTAGGCTGATCGTGTAAGATAATAGGCTCTATGCCGAGTTTTCTTAAAAGTTCAGCTGTTTTATATTTTAGTTCTCCGTCGTGACCGTGAACGATAAACACTTTATTGTTGTTTATCTTACTATCATTTTTTGGTGTGTTTTCATCATCTTCATCAAGGTCGCTGAGCAATTCCTCAAACATAGGAATTGTTGCTTTTAATCCTTTAGAACACCAAATTCGTTGCTGTTCATCATCAAATAACGCACACTGAAAGCGTGTCTTTTTAAAGTTTGTAACTTCAATGCTGTCTTCGCCAAACTCGTTTGTTAAAAATCTAAGTGCACTTGCGTGCCAAGTTTTAAACTCGGGTAAATCGGCTGTTACTCTTTTAGTTAACAGCTCGTTTGCGGTCTGTATTAGTTTCTTTAGTTTTGCACAACTATCCATATTAACACCTCCGTGTAAAATATTGTAGCAAAGTCCGTTTAATGGGACTTTGTAATATATTGCCAATGTTTACTACTTGAAATTGTCGAACAGAAGTTCTATAATTAAATTATAGGAATTTTGTCCGAATCTTACGAATGAAAGGAAATTAATTCATGAAGAAAAACACAGCAATCCGGCAAGAAATAATTGAATACATAGAATCAATCGAAAATCACAAAGCCTTAGTAGCTATACTGAAATTTATAAAAATCATATATCGTCGTAATTTGAACGGTCACGGGGGAGCTTAACGCTCCCCTTTGTTTTTGTCCGAAACTCCTTTAATAAAGTTCTTAAACACTTGCCGCTCAAGCGGAGCCATACTTATATATGTACGGATAATGTCAATGTCGATTTCGTCGAGGTCATACTCTGCTCTAAGAGCATCAATCACGACATCTTCGCTTTCTTCGTCAAACATCTCTCCCTCGCCTGTTTTTAGCCATTCGAGGTTTACATTAAAAACAGCTCCGATATCCTTTATAGTTCTTTCGGACAATTCTCTTTTTCCGTTTTCACATAAATTTATAAAATTACAACTCATACCAAGTTTATCTGCAAATTTTTGCTGAGATAGTCCTAAATTTGTGCGTACAACCTTTAATCTATCATTAATGGTCATTGTGTTGTCACCTCTCTTCGCTTATTATTATAAAACAAATTATACAACAAGTCAATATTTATTTTTAAAAAAGTTTTAAAATTATATTGACAAGTCAAGAAAAAAGGATTACAATATATACAACAAGTCAATGAGGAGGTGAAAACAATGACAGATAAACAGGAGATGGACATCAAGTCAATCGGCGCAGAACTTGCGAAAATCTTGATTGATATGACAGATGAAGAAAAGGCTGTTGCTTTCGCAATGATGAAAGGAATGGTCGTGGGTAAGCAAATAGCTGAACAGCAGAAATCAGCTTAGGAGGTGATTTATATGGCTAACACTCATACAGATGAAATTTTTAATGTGTACGGCGCACTTGACAACCTTAACAAACGAATGAAAATCGTTGAGGAAAAAGTGCCTGATTACACTGCGGATATGCTTGAAGTTTATCGAAACCTCGGTGCTCTTACAAAGCGTATTGCAGAACTTGAAGAACTTATAACCAAACCAAAACTAAAGAGGTGAGAAAATGGGATTTTTTAATAATTTATTCAACATAGAAAAAGCACCAACAGTCACCAAGACTGTCAGTGCACCTTATGTTCCGCCTTATCCTTTAGAAAAAGATTTTTACACTTTTGATAAGGTAGAGTGGAGCGGAGCGCTACCACCTCATTCAATGACACTTTCTTTTGTACTTCCTTATTCCGATTGGTGCGAATTTGAAAAGTCAGACCTTTATCGAGATTTGGAGAATTATCTTCAGGAATTACAAAAACGAGGTAACCCGAATGAGAATGCAGACACTCAAGATTGATAGGCAGATGTTCATTGTATGTCGGAACATACTCATCAACACCTTTTGCCTTGTGATGATAAGAATTAACTTCGTGGGTGTTGTAATCTTCGGTGTACTCTATGCCGTTCAGAACTAATTGAATGTCGGTAACAGAAATAGGCAGTTGCGATTTATTGTTAAGTTTATAATGAATGAAAAGTCTTTTCTTTCCCTGCACGCCTAATTTGTATGCGTATTCAAGCATTGTGATTTCCAAATTCACTTTGTGTGAAACAAAATAGTTAATCAGGTTTATTAAAGATATTAAAAAGCCTGCAATGCCTAAAATACCACTAATTATTACCCACATATAATCAGCTCCTTTGCTCGATTATAACATTCGCAAAAGATATTTGCAACACAATCAATAATACCACAATCACAGTACCATTAAACGGACTTTGCTTAAAAGAGGTGAAGAAAGACGGAAGTAATAATAATTTTAGGACTGCTAATGCTTTGCACAGCTTTTGTTTCAGCAGTATTAGCTATAAAAATAGTAGCCGCCCATTTGTATAAAACAATAGACAGCTACCTTGATAAGCACGACGCTCAAATTATGGATCTGATTAAGTGGGTAAAGGACGAAGACAAACATCAATGAACGCTTTTCCAACAGGAGTAAGTTTTGCAACTCCTTTCTCTAAATCAAATTTTTGATTACCGTTATTTGATTTGTTTGTGGCTTCTATTTGATTTTTGAAATCTACTACTATAGGTAAAGAATCAAAAATCTTATAGACTGAATCATCAGTTAAGTATTCATCATATGCGATGCTTATAAGACCCATACGAGATAAAGACGATAAAGAAATTGATTGTTGCTCAATTGAATCGCAAAACTTATTACTACAAAAAATATTAGTTTGCAAAATTCTATGACCGCTTTTTTCAAAGTTTATCCTTATTTCGCATATTGGCAAATTTTCTCCAACTGAAAAACATTTTAGGTTTTGGGCATCTATAGGTGACATTTGCTGAATAATGTCAGAAAAAGACGGATGAATCTTCTCAATTTTTCTATTGTCGAATGAATTGATGATTAACTTTTCAAACATTTCACGAATTTCATCTTCATTCATAAAGTATTTCGCTTTTTCAAGAGCAGGTCCAATAATCGATTCTCTCGATTCAACTTTATGTTCTGTTGGAATATTATCTACACCCTTTTGAATGTTAGCTTTAAAATCTTCAAACTTTTTTTGGCGCTTTAATTCGGCTTTTATTGAAGCATAATGTATGCCACCTACAGTTAAGTTTATGAAATCGGCTAACAGACCACCTACAACTTTTGTTGGTGGATTTGTAAGATTACTTACTGCTTCTGATTCTAAAACAGCTTTTGTAACACCATAAGCAGTATCATTTATGTTTTGGTCACTCATATGTGCACCACCTTTCTAAATAAATAATAACATTATTTGGGTAATAAAGCAATAAAATATCGAAAAGCAGGTGAGAAAATGGCAAAACTTAAACTTATTGACACAAAGGACAAGTTTCTTCTTGAAATTGACGGAACAGAAATTCCGTATGTTACAAGCTATCAGATAACACGAACGGTCAGCGAGGTTGTACTGCTCAAACTGACACTCAGCGTTGCTGATGTTGAATCAGTCGAAATCGTTTCAGACAAAATTACCAACGTAAAATAGGAGGCGAAAAGTATGGACACAGTTCAGATGAACAAAAAAATCAAAGAAATTATGGATAGCAGTGATTTCTATCTGCTTTCTGAGGACGCCGCAAAGGCTATTGGAGTTGCCCCGCAAAAGTTGCGTGAACAGGCAAAGGACGAACCCGAAAAATTGGGCTTCAATGTAATTGTAGTCGGCACATCTATCCGTATTCCGAGAATACCGTTTCTCAATTATATTCTCGGTTCAAACCCGTTGAAAGGAGTGTAACAAATGCGGTTAAGAAATTACCCGACAAAAAGAAAGCTGCTCAAAGATATTGAAAACCTCAGAGCAGAGAACAGACATCTCAGCATTGAACTGAGAAACGCAAGAACGGACCTTGCACTCGAAAAAACAGCGTCAAGCGGTTATCGTCACGAGAACAGAGAGCTAAAACGCAAGCTCAAAGCCCTTGAAACGCCTGAATCCGAAGCATTCAATTTTGAATGTATGGGTGTTTCAAATGTCAACTGAAAAAGAAAAATCCGCTGAAGCTCTGCAAAGCCTCAACGGACAAAGAAAAATACCTTAATTAAATGATAGACAATTTTAAGCGAATTGTCAAGGAGGACTTTAATATGTCAGTAAAAATATCAGCTTTTGAAATCGAAAATGTAAAAAGAGTAAAGGCGGTTGCTTATGAACCGACCGAAAACGGACTTACCGTGTTGGGCGGTAAAAACGGACAGGGCAAGACATCTGTTCTTGACGCAATTGCGTGGGCTCTCGGCGGTAATCGTTTCGCTCCGTCTGCTCCGTATCGTGAGGGTTCAACAATTCCGCCACATCTCAAAATCAAACTCTCAAACGGTATAGTTGTGGAGCGTAGCGGTAAGAACAGCAGTCTTAAAGTAATTGACACCGCAGGCAACAAAGGCGGACAGGCTTTGCTTGACGCATTTGTCAGTAACTTTGCTCTTGACCTGCCGAAATTTATGAATGCAACCGGCAAGGAAAAGGCTGACACGCTCCTGCAGATTATCGGTGTAGGCAACAGAGTTTACGAGCTTGAAACGCAGGAAACACAGGTGTATAACGAGCGCCGTGCTATCGGTCAGATTGCGGACCGAAAGGAAAAGTTTGCTGCCGAAATGCCTGAATACGAAGGCGTGCCGAACGAACCTGTGTCAGCCTCGGAACTTATCAACAAACAGCAGGAAATCCTTGCACGCAACGGCGAAAACAACCGCTTGAGAGCAGAGAAAGATAACCTTGAAAGCCGTGCCAACAACTTACAGAGCGAAATCAACAGGCTTAACGAGGATTTGAGAAAATACAATTCCGAGCTTACAAAAGTGCTTGCACAGCTTGAACAGAGCAGAAAGACCGTAGCCGAACTGCACGATGAAAGCACGGCAGAGCTTGAAAGAAACATTACCGAGATTGACGAAATTAACCGCAAAGTCAGAGCAAATCTCGATAAAGCAAAAGCTGATGAGGACGCAAAGGAATATTACCGCAAGTATGCCGATATGACGGCACAGCTTGAAGAAATCCGCAAAACAAAATATGACTTGCTCAACAACGCAAACTTGCCCCTTGACGGCTTGTCAGTTGAAAAGGGCGAGCTTACATACAACGGTTTTAAATGGGACAATATGAGTGGTTCGGAACAGCTTCGTGTCGCTACGGCGATTGTTCGCAAGCTCAATCCCGAATGCGGATTTGTCCTGCTTGACAAGCTCGAACAAATGGATACCGACACACTCAAAGACTTTGCAAAATGGCTTGAATCAGAGGGATTGCAGGCTATTGCAACAAGAGTTTCAAATGGCGATGAATGCTCAATAATCATTGAGGACGGTTATATTAAGTCCGAAACAACCACACCTGTTACAACACCGACTTGGACGGAAGGAGAGTTTTAATTATGGCTACAAGAACTACGGCTAAAACAACAGCAAAAACAAATGAATGTGTAATCAAATGCAATCCGCACAGAGAGCTTGCCTGCGGTTATACCAAGGTCAAGATTATGCCTGAAAACTATTCAAGAATTGTTTTGATTGCAGGTATGACAGGCAAGTCAATACAGGATTTGACAAACGAACTGCTCAACTACGCAATCGACTATGTTGTCATTGATGTTGACGGCAATAAAATCAATTTTTCGGATGTACAGGGGGTAAGATAATGAACATCACAAGAGGTAAAATCAAGTCGGCTCAAAAGGTTGTAATTTACGGTCCCGAGGGTATCGGCAAATCAACTTTTGCTTCGCAGTTTCCGAACCCTCTGTTTATCGACACGGAGGGCAGCACAAAAAACCTTGATGTTGCGAGAATGGATAAGCCGACATCGTGGACCATGCTAAAGAGTCAGCTTGAATATATCAAAAGCAATCCGACTGTATGCAAGACGGTTGTCATCGATACAATCGACTGGGCAGAACAGCTTTGTATTGATGATATTTGCTCAAAGTATGGTAAGAAAGGTATTGAAGATTTTGGTTACGGAAACGGATATGTTTACGAAAAAGAGGAGTTCGGCAGATTTTTGAACAGCCTTGAAGATTTGATTGACAGGGGTATAAATGTTGTGCTTACCGCACACGCACAGCTCCGCAAGTTTTCACAGCCTGATGAAATCGGTGAGTATGACCGTTGGGAGCTTAAACTCGGCAAAAAGACTGCTTCACAGATTTCTCCGCTTGTAAAAGAATGGGCGGATATGGTGCTTTTCGCAAATTATAAAACAGTAGCGGTAGCGACCGACAAAGACGGCAGAAAGTACAAGGCACAGGGCGGAGGGAGAGTGATGTACACGCTTCATCACCCTTGTTGGGACGCAAAGAATCGTCACGGACTGCCCGAAGAAATGGATTTTAGCTACGCAGGCATTGCTCATATTTTTAATGATGTTGCACCTGTAAATAACGGTCCTGTTTCGCAGAATCCGATACCTCAACCACCTAAGGCAGAGCCTGCGACACAGCCTGTGCCACAACCTACGCAGATTGAAAAAGTTCCCGAGCCTGTACCGCTGTCAACACCTCAGATACAGAATGATAAATCTGTCAATATTCCCGAGGGCATACCAAAAGCTCTTGCCGACCTTATGAGAGCTAACGGAGTTGACGAAAGCGAAATCAGACAGGCGGTGTTTACACAGGGACACTACCCTTATGATACACCAATCACAAACTATGACCCACGATTTATTAACGGTTGCCTTGTGGGAGCGTGGAATAAGGTATTCGAAGTGATACAGAGCAACCGTGACTTACCGTTTTAATAAGAAAGGAAGATGTATAAATGGATAGAGAATTTGGTTGGAACGATGAAATAACCGAAGAGGGCGGAAATTATGAACCGCTCCCCGAGGGTGATTATGATTTTACAGTAGCAAAGGTTGAGCGTGCTCGCTCACAGGGTAAAGGTAAACTGCCACCATGCAATATGGCAAAAGTGACTTTTGATGTGTGGGGAGCAGATGACAAGCGAGAAATTACAGTTAATTTCGTACTGCACTCCTCGCTTGAATGGAAGCTGTCACAGCTCTTTTTGTCCGTGTCAATGAAAAAACACGGCGAACCGCTCCGTATGGATTGGACAGGCATTATCGGTAAAAAAGGTAAATGTCAGGTTATCATCCGCAAATATGTGAAGAATGACGGCACAGAGGGCGTAACAAATGACATCAAGTATTTTTATGCATACGATGAGCAGGTGACAACGATATCGCCTGCCGTAACACAGTCTGCACCTCAGCAGTATGTACAGCCTACATATCCGCCACAGTATAACACACAGCCTGCAACGCCAAATACTGCGATGCCGAATAACTGGACACCGGGTAGCTTTTAATGCAACTTCGACCGTATCAGAATGAAGCAAAGAATGCCGTTTTCTCCGAGTGGGAAAGCGGCAATTTAAAAACATTACTTGTCTTGCCTACAGGCTGTGGCAAGACGATAGTTTTTGCAAAAATCACCGAAGAATGTGTCCGTCGAGGTGACAGGGTGCTGATACTTGCCCACCGTGGAGAATTGCTCGACCAAGCGGCGGACAAAATCCAAAAAGCAACAGGGCTTAATTCGTCAGTCGAAAAAGCCGAGCAAAGTTGCATAGGTTCGTGGAACAGGGTTGTTGTAGGCTCTGTACAGACGCTTATGCGTGAAAAAAGACTGTCAAACTTTGACAGCGATTACTTTGATACAATCATTATTGATGAAGCACATCACTCAATCAGCGACAGCTATCGGCGTGTGCTTGAGCATTTTGACAATGCAAAAGTGTTGGGTGTTACCGCAACACCCGACCGAGGAGATATGAAAAATTTAGGAACAGTATTTGATTCGCTTGCGTATGAATACACACTCCCTAAGGCTATCAAAGAGGGGTACTTGACACCAATTAAAGCTGTGACAATACCGCTTACACTTGACCTTTCGGGAGTTGCCACACAGGCAGGAGATTTTAAAGCAAGTGATATTGACACGGCACTTGATCCGTATCTTTATCAGATTGCCGAGGAAATGAAAAAATACTGTAAGGACCGTAAAACTGTTGTGTTTTTACCACTTGTAAAAACATCGCAGAAATTTAAAGACATTTTGAACGAAAAAGGCTTTAAAGCGGCAGAGGTCAACGGCAACAGCGAAGACAGAGCGGAAGTATTGCAGGATTTTGAAAACGATAAATACAATGTCTTGTGTAACTCAATGCTTTTAACCGAGGGTTGGGACTGCCCAAGCGTTGACTGCGTTGTCGTTTTAAGACCTACAAAGGTTCGGGGGCTTTACTGCCAAATGGTCGGCAGAGGTACAAGACTTGCTCCAAACAAGACGGAGCTTTTGCTACTCGACTTTTTGTGGCACACCGAAAGGCACGAACTTTGCAGACCTGCACATCTTATTTGCGACAACGAAGAGGTCGCACGAAAGATGACCGAAAACTTATCAGAACAGGCAGGATGTCCGATTGATATTGAAGAAGCAGAGGAAAAGGCAAGCGAAGATGTTGTTGCTCAGCGTGAAGAGGCGCTTGCAAATCAGCTTGCGGAAATGCGAACACGCAAACGCAAACTTGTAGATCCGTTGCAGTACGAAATGTCAATTCAGGCGCAGGACCTTGCAGGATATGTTCCGGCATTCGGCTGGGAGTGTTCTCCGCCTACAGACAAACAGAAAGCAAAACTTGAAAAGCTCGGAATATTCCCCGATGAAATCCAGAGTGCCGGCAAGGCAAAGCTTATTCTTGACAGGCTCGAAAAGCGAAGAATTGAGGGCTTAACCACACCTAAACAAATCAGAATGCTTGAAAGCAGAGGTTTTCAGCACGTGGGCAAATGGCAGTTTGACGAAGCATCAGCCTTGATTTCAAGGATTGCCGCAAACGGTTGGAGAACTCCGAAAAACATTAACCCGAAAACATATGTACCGCAAAGCGAGGTGAATACGGTTGGACTTACTTAATGCACTTGAATACATCAGTCCGTCAGAGCTTGACTACCAAGACTGGGTAAATGTCGGAATGGCACTCAAACAAGAGGGATACAGCGTAAAGGACTGGGACGATTGGAGCAGAGCAGACAACCGCTATCACAACGGCGAGTGTGAAAAGAAATGGCAGAGCTTTAACGGCTCTGCTTCACCTGTCACAGCAGGCACGATAATCCAAATGGCTAAAGACAGGGGGATGACTTTTCGTGAATCGAAAGAACTCGGCTGGAATGACGAAATTGCTTTTGAGCAGGGTGATAAGGGCGATATTGGTGTAAATACCTGTGAGGGTGTAAAGTTTCACGAGCCTGCGAACTGGAACCCGGTAAATGAGATTGTGACCTACATTGAAACTCTCTTTGATAGCTCGGAAAATGTAGGCTATGTTACTGAAACTTATAAAAAAAATGACAACGGCAAGGTTAAATATTCGCCAACACAAGGCAGTTGTGACCGTACAGCAGGTGAGCTTATTGCCGCACTTAATAATTGCAACGGTGATATTTCAAATGTATTCGGCGATTACAAACCCGAGGCAGGAGCGTGGATAAGGTTCAACCCATTGGACGGCAAGGGCGTCAAAAACGAGAATGTAACCGATTATCGTTATGCTCTCGTGGAATCTGACTGTATGGCTCTTGAAGAACAAAATGCAATCATCAGAGAACTTGAACTGCCTGTTGCCGTTCTTGTTTATTCTGGCGGAAAATCAGTCCACGCTATCGTTAAGATTGATGCCGCAAACTATGACGAGTATCGTAAAAGGGTTGATTATCTCTACAATGTATGCCATAAAAACGGCTTTGAAATCGACAAGCAAAACCGCAATCCGTCAAGGCTGAGCCGTATGCCCGGTGTTATCCGCAACGGCAAAAAGCAGTTTATCATTGACACCAATATCGGTAAATCAGACTTTGCCGAGTGGAAAGACTGGGTGGAGAGTATCAACGATGACCTGCCCGACCTTGACAACCTTGCAGATTTTTTTGAAAATCCTCCTGAACTTGCTCCGCCTCTGATTGAGGGAGTATTGCGACAGGGACATAAAATGCTCCTCGGCGGACCCTCAAAAGCAGGCAAATCGTTCGGACTGATTGAATTGTGCATTGCAATTGCCGAGGGTACAGAATGGTTCGGCTTTAAGTGTGCGCAGGGCAATGTCTTGTATGTGAATCTTGAACTTGACCGTGCGTCCTGTTTTCACAGATTTAAAGACGTATATGAAGCACTTGGACTGGAACCAAAAAACTTAAACAGAATTGATATTTGGAACTTGCGTGGCAAGTCCGTGCCTATGGATAAGTTAGCGCCTATGCTCATACGCAGAGCTTTAAAAGGCAACTTTATAGCTGTTGTGATTGACCCGATATACAAGGTTATCACAGGTGATGAGAACAGTGCTGACCAAATGGCACACTTTTGCAACCAGTTTGATAAGGTGTGTACCGAAATCGGTTGTGCGGTAATCTACTGTCACCACCATTCAAAAGGTGCTCAGGGCGGTAAAAAGTCAATGGACAGAGTTTCGGGTTCGGGTGTTTTCGCTCGTGACCCTGACGCACTTCTTGACCTTACAAGACTTGAAGTCAGCGATGATTTGATGAAACAGCAAAAGGATGAAAGAACCTGTAAAATCTGCAAAGACTGGATAGGTCGCTTCAACAAAATCAGTGAAGTGTGTTCGCAGGACGATTTGGTAATGTCAAATAATATGATTGACATCGCACGCAAAACGCTTCCTGAACAGTCTTTTAAGCTGATGATGTCAGATGTTGCCCGTGCCGAAAAAACCGTAAAAGGGATGTCAGCGTGGAGAATAGAGGGCACTCTGCGAGAGTTTCCGGCATTTGATGCACTTAACCTTTGGTTTGATTATCCGATACACAAATTAGATACAACAGGCGTGTTGAAGGACTGTAATTTTGAGGGCGATTTTAACCCGCCTTATAAGAAGAATTTCGGTAAGAAAAAGAGTGAATCGGAACGCAAAAAAGAACGCTCAGAATCTATTATGACAGCGTTTACTGCAGAAGAAAATAACGGTCAGGCAGATATAAATGACATTGCTACATATCTTGGAGTTACCGAAAAAACAGTCCGAAATCGATTAAAAGAGCACGGCGGATTTTGGATTGACGGCGGTAAAACAGGATTGAGGGAAAAGGAAAAAGTCGAATAAATTTTCCTTTTCTGTCAAATTTGGAAGGAAAATTTTATCGAGAATTTCCCTTTCCGTGAGGGAAAATAGGGAAAATTTCCCGAGATTTTCCTTTTCTAAAAATGACGGAAAATGACTTTTTTCTCGAGATTTTCCGAGGGAAAGAAAAAACCTATATATATATTCTATATATATAGGAGTATTTCCGTTCCCTAAGGTCACAGGGGTGAAGTAGTTGTGCGAAGCTTACGCACAACAACTCCTTCCCCTGACCTGTGACTAAAAGCAAAATTTTAAAGTTAAGAAAGGAATGGCAAAAAATGGCAAAATGTAAATCGACTTCAAAAGATAAAAGATTGAAAATCGCTAAGGGAATGCCACCTTTGAGGCGAAAACTTCCAAATAAAAGTTACAGTTACAAAAACGATCAGGTAATGGACTGGATTTCTAAACGACCGGCGTTGATTGACTATGTGTTGGATAAGTTAGTAGCTAACGGATACATAGTTTACGACCCGAAATTAAAGTTGTGGTATGGAGTTGATTATTTTGAAGAAAATGAAGACTGAATTTTTTATGCCGATGATACCGCCGACCGTAACTGCACAGGAACATAAAGTTATGGTAAAAAACGGCAAACCTGTTTTTTATAATCCGTCCGAGGTGAAACAGGCAAGAGAAAAGCTCACATCACACTTAGCAAAGTTTAAACCGTCAGAACCGTACAAGTCGGGTGTCAGGTTGATAACAAAGTGGTGCTTTCCTCGTGGCAAACATCAGGACGGCGAATATCGTACAACAAAGCCAGACACAGACAATCTGCAAAAAATGCTAAAAGACTGTATGACCGCTCTCGGATTTTGGTCTGATGACGCACTTGTTGCAAGTGAGATATGTGAAAAGTTTTGGGCAGAGGTTTCGGGTATTTACATCAAGGTGGAAGAACTGTGAATATCTCGGAAGTTAAACGCAACCTTGAAAGGACCGTGTTGTACAATGGAGCAGAATACATTCTGAAAGGCTGTATCATCAGACAGAATACAACAGGTCAGTTTTATTATCAAGCAGAGCTTATGGACACCAAAGCCAAAAGCTCGCTGATTGTAACTGCACTTGATAAGATTGACGAAAGGAGAACCGACATTGAAAGCAAGAATACCGCCTAAAATCCCGAAACAGCTTAAACAGGAAGCTGAACGGATTGCAAAAAGCGCATATGAACAGATCCGAGAAAAAGAAAACAAAGACATCACACGCAGAGTATTTAAAACAATGCTGTATGCCTTGCATAAGGATTTCGGCTTTGGCCGTGACAGATGTGCGAAGGCACTAAAGTCTATGACCGAGATAGTCGAACACTCGGACACGGACGAAGTGTTTTGGGAGCATATCGACAGGGTTGTCATCGACAAGCTGAAACTTGAATTTGACAAACGAGATTACACTGACAACGGAAAAGTTGTAAATTATGAAGGAGACGAAGAAAATGATTGATTGTAATATCACTAAAAACTATTTGAGTGAACAAGCTCGGATGACAAAATCAAGTGATGTTGGTGTGTGTCGCATTTCGTGTAATCATTGCCCATTGAGCAGATTTAATAATGACGAAGAAATGCTTTGCACTGAATTAGAATTAAGGCACCCTGAAAAGGCAATTGCAATTGTACAAAAATGGTCGGATGAACATCCGCAGAGGACTTATCTGAGTGAGTTTTTGAAAAACTACCCGAATGCAAAGCTTGATGAGGACGGCACACCCCATAAATTATGCCCTTGGCATTTAGGATTGATAAGCGTAAATAGTTGTCACAACAACTGCGTAAGATGTTGGAATCAGCCTGTTGAGGAGAGTTAAAAAATGGCATTTCCTGAAAAGCTAAAATCTTTAAGATTAAAGCACAAACTAACGCAAACTGGGTTAGGTGAAAAATTGTATGTAAGCAGAAGTACGATTTCTAACTACGAGAAAGGAAAGTTTGAACCTAACATTCAAACTCTAATCGAAATGTCAAAACTCTTTAATATTCCGATTGACGAACTGCTGAAATGAGGTGAAAAAAATGGATAATAAATTAAAGATTCGTGAGATGTGCGGTGATTATGCATTGGATATACCGTTCGCAGACGGTAGTGTAAACACGATATACTTTAATTCAAAACGAAATGCTGAAACAGTTAAGCATATTATCGAAGTTGACGGAAGTAAACCCAACGAAGCAACCGTGTGTGATATGCAAGAGATTAAGCACGGAAAATGGCTTGTGAAAGAGTTTGATTTGAAGGAACTTGAAGAATATATACATCCGTATGATGGACTACACGGTACACCGTTTTGCTCCATGTGTGGCAGAAACGCATTGCTCAATGGTGCCGAGGAATATGTGGACAGCAACTACTGCCCTCATTGCGGAACGATGATGGATAAGGAGTGAGCAACAATGCCTTGTAAAAAATGTGGATTGCAATACTCAAGTTATTGCGTTGATTGCGCATATGTAAAAACAGGACTTAACTTAAACGATGAAGAATATCACGAGATTTTGAAATTATGGAATGAGCAAGAAAGGGGGAGCAAGAATGAAAGCCCATATAACTAAAGAGCCTGCTGACATATGTGAGTATTATACACAAGATTGTAATCTATCTTTTCTCGCTACCGTTACATATCATCCACCTGAGAATAGTCATAGGAACGCACCTTGTCCTTGTGGAAGCGGAAAAAAATATAAAAGATGTTGTTTGATAAAGGAGAACAGACAAAATGACAAACTTTGAAAAAATCAAATCAATGAGCAAAGAGCAAATGACACATTTTATGCTTGATATTATGCTTGACACATTAAATAACAATGTTTGCGGTTATTGCGAAAATTGTGATGCTCCTTGTCTTGGAAATGAAGAAATTATTAGAAAATGGCTTGAAAGTGAGGCAGAAGAATGAAAGGCGTTAAAAATATCACCGTTAATTACGATAACGGCGAAACAGAAACCTTAAATAAAGGTGTAGTTGTTGGTTTTGATGAAATCGACAATGAAGAAGAAACTATCAAAGTCAGATATCGTATGTGCGATATTAAAGGCGAGGATTTGTATTTGATTGTAAACGCAGTTATTGCGTTGGCACAGAAACTTGGTATGCTTGACGAGGAGGAGCGTGATGCGGATTGACGGTTAAAGATTATTTATATTCGGTCAGGGTTTCGGATAAGCTGATCAGAACGAAAGAACACGAGCTGTCGAAACTTAGGCTGAATATTGCACAAGTATCGGTTAAGCAGAACGAGCCTGTTAAGACATCGGGAGTGAATGACCCTATGCGGATTGTTGACAGGATTGCAGACCTTCAGGCTGAAATCAATCGGGAAATTGACAATCTTGTGCGGTTGAAAACTGAAATCCGCAGTAAAATCAACGCACTTGACGATTACCGTTACATTGCAATTTTGACCGAGTATTACATAAATTGTCAGAGGTGGGAGGATATTGCCGAGAGTATGGAAATGAGCGTAAGGCATACCCTGAGATTGCACGGCGAAGCGTTACAGGCGTTCCGAAAAAAGTTCGATTTCTCGTAAAATTATTTTGAAATGTCATTGAATGTCACCCTTACCCTGCGTATAATGGTATTATGAAAGTTTGACAAACAGGACATATGTAGAACTCTCCTAAGATAAAAATTCGCACAGACCGCTCTCGTTTGAGGGCGGTTTTGTGTTGTGAGGGAAAAGAAAGGGCGGTGATACCGTGAAAGACAAATTAAATGCAAGACAGAGGAAGTTTGCGGAATATTATGTGCAGAGTGGTAACACCGTTCAGAGTGCGATACAGGCAGGATATTCAGAAAATTACGCAAACGCAAGAGCGTATGAATTGTTGGAGAATGTTGGAGTTTCAAAATACATCAAGGAGCTTTCTGATAAGCTCAAAGATGAGCGCATTATGAGTGCAAAGGACAGACAGGTTGCTTTGTCCGATATTGCCCGAAGTGCTGAGCAGGACACCTCCGACAGAATCAGGGCGATTGACACGCTCAACAAGATGACGGGCGAATACACCGTTAAGGTTGACGCAAAGGTTGAGCAGTCCGAAAAGCTATCCGATGTGTTCAGACAGTTAGGCGGTGAGGGCTTGAGTGAGTAGCTTTCCTTTGTCGCAAAAATACATTGACTTCATCAACACAACGAATGTGTCAGCTGAATTTCTTGAAGGCACGACAGCCTCGGGAAAAACTACCGTCGGAGCAGGCGTTAAGTTTATGCGAATGGTGTCGCAGTCGCCGAAGAAGCTTCACACAATTGCCGCCAAAACTACGGGCAAGGCTGAGGAAACTATTATTCAGCAGGATAACGGTATTCTCGACCTGCACCGTAACGCAGTTTACTGTGGCAATGGCGACAAGGACTACAGGCTGCCGCATATCAAGTTTGAGGGCAAAATCATCTATATTCTCGGTTACAGCAGTCGGGATAAGTGGGAAATGGTTCTCGGTGCGCAGTTTGGGTGCGTTTATATTGACGAAATCAACACCGCCGATATCGAGTTTATCCGAGAGATGTCAACCCGTAATGACTATATGCTTGCAACGCTGAATCCCGACGATCCGAGCCTGCCTGTGTATAAGGAGTTTGTCAACCGCTCCCGTCCTTTTAAAAAATATGAAAATGATGTTCCTCCCGAGATTACGGCGGAGCTTACCGAAGAACCTGTACCGAATTGGCGGTATTGGTTCTTTTCTTTTGCCGACAATTTAAGTCTTACACCCGAACAGATTGAAAAGAAAAAGAACTCTGCACCGAAAGGTACAAAGCTCTATAAAAATAAAATCTTAGGTTTGCGAGGCAGAGCAACAGGTCTTGTGTTCCCGAATTTTGAGAGGGCAAGACATATCAAATCAAAAGAGTGGGCAGGAAAGTTTTTGAACTGTAACCGCAAGTCGGAACACTTTGTTCAGTTCACCGCAGGTCTTGATACCGCCTATTCGCAGAAGTCGCCTGACACTATCGCAATGACATTTTACGGCATTACCAATCACGGCAAGTGTGTTCAGCTTGATGAAAGAGTTTATAACAACGCTGAAATGCAAACACCTATTGCCCCGAGTGACACGGTGAAGAATTTTATTGATTTTCTTGACCGCAACCGTGATGAATGGGGCTTTGCACGCACGGCTTTTATTGACAGCGCCGACCAAGCGACTATTACCGAATTTCAAAAGTATAAGCGACAGCACGGCTGTGTCTATGACTTTGCAAATGCATGGAAGAAAACGAAGATTATCGACCGAATCAATCTTGTACTCGGCTGGCTTGCCACCGATTGTTATTTTGTGCTTGAACATTGTAAAAACACGATTGCCGAGTTTGAAATTTACAGCTGGCGAGAGGATAAAGACAACACACCCGAGGACGGTCACGACCATTGCATTAACAGCGGTCAATATGCGTGGCTGCCGTTTAAAAATATTATTGGAAGTGAAATAAATGGGGCTGATTAACAGAATGGCTGAATCTATCAGATCGGGAATTAAAAACTTTTTGCAGATTACTCCTGCAAGCGACAAAACAATTACCGTTACCGAAACAAGCAATCATCTGACCGAGTGCTTTATCAATCGCATTTGGTATTGGGGCAACAGCAGACAGCTTGCGGAGCTGTACAGGCAGATTGATACAAACAAAACTATGTTTTGGGCGGCAAAAAGCACAAAGGGGCTTGAAATCCGTAAAATACACACGGGCTTGCCGGCACTCATCTGCGAAACGCTTGTGAATATCGTAATTGCCGACTACAACGGCACAGATGTTACAAGTAAAAATTCAACCGCTTATGCAGAGCGTTGGGAAGACATTGAAAAGCAGAACAAGCTATCCGACACGGTTAAGCAAATGCTCCGTGACCTATGTGTTGTCGGTGACGGTGCTTTTAAGGTCAGCTTCGACACGGCTGTATCAGATGTGCCGATTGTTGAATGGTATCCTGCCGAAAACATCGACTTTACATATGTGCGTGGCAGAATCCGAGAGGTTAAGTTTTACACCGATTACACGCAAAAACACCGCCGTTACCGCTTTGAAGAAACATACGGTTACGGCTATATTCACTATGCTTTGTATGATGACAACGGCAAAGAGATTGACCTGCACACGGTTGACGCTCTTTCGTGGATTGATTCAAAGGGCGTTACATTTGACGAATCATATATGTGGGCTGTACCTGTCCTTTACGGCAAATCGTGCCACAAGGGCAGAGGTGCGGGCATTATCGGCATAAAAACAGACGCTTTCGACAGCCTTGATGAAGTGTGGTCACAGTGGATGGACGCACTCAGAGCCTGCCGAACAAAGCAGTATGTGCCTGATTGCCTTGTTCCGAGAAATCCCGAAACCTGTCAGCCGATGTCGCCGAATCCGTTTGACAACCGATTTATCACCGTGGGCAACGATATGTCTGAAAACGGCAATGGCAACAGGATTTACACCGAAAGTCCGCAGATTCAGCACGAAAGCTATTTGAGTTCATACATTACTGCCCTTGACCTCTGCTTACAGGGCATTATATCGCCGTCAACTCTCGGCATTGATACGAAGAAGCTTGATAATGCAGACGCTCAGCGTGAAAAGGAAAAGACAACCCTTTACACAAGGCAGAACCTTGTGAAAATTACGCAGAACGCACTTCAAAGCCTTGTTGCAGTTGTACTCAATGCAGACGGTGAACTTAACGGCAAGGGTATTGTTGAGGGCTTGGAAGTATCCGTAAACTTCGGCGAATATGCAAATCCGAGCTTTGAAAGTCAGGTTGAAACCGTGTCAAAAGCAAGACAGGGCGGTTTGATGTCAGTTGAAACCTCGGTTGACGAACTTTACGGCGACAGCAAGTCGGAGGATTGGAAAGCCGAAGAGGTGCAGAGAATTAAAGAGGAACAGGGTATTGCAGGCGAAGAAGAAAAATCGGAGCTTGACGATGTGGACCTTACCGACACAGAAGAACCTAACAATAACGCAGATGATGAAGAAAATGCGGAAAATAATGCAGAAAAAACCGAAAGCAATCCCGAACAGAACGATACACAGGTAAACAATGAGTGATTACAATATCAGAGAAGCCTTTGAAAAAATCGAAGATGAACTGATTGACAGCATGATGCGCAATTTCAGCCGTCACAGAGCCGAAGAAACCAAAGAGGGTTACAACTGGACACAATGGCAGGCTGAACAGCTCAAAAGTCTTGAAGAGTACCGCAAGCACAACGCAAAGAAATTCGGCAAGCGTTTCAAAACCATTAACAGTAAGGTTGAAGAGATGATTCGCACCGCCAAAGCTGACGGAAATGCAAGTCAGGAGGCAGAAATTCTTGAAGCTGTTAAGGACGGTTTCAAAGCCCCGAAAAAGCCGTCAGCACACAGCACAGCCGAGTTTTTTAAGGTGAATGACCGTAAACTTGACGCACTCATAAAATCGACCACAGACGATTTAAAGAGGGCAGAAACGGCAGTTTTGCGTATGAGCAACGACAAGTACCGCAAGGCGATTTTTAACGCACAGGTTGCAATGAACACGGGTGCGGTTACATACGAAAAAGCTGTTGACATCGCCTGCAAGGATATGCTAAACGCAGGACTGAATTGTGTGGAGTACAAAAACGGTGCAAGGCACACGCTCTCCGATTATGCGGACATGGCGGTTAAAACAGCCAACAAAAGAGCCTATCTGCGTGGTGAGGGCGAAAAGCGAGCCGAATGGGGAGTATCCCTAGTTGTTGTGAACTCAAGACAGGGCGGTTGCCCCGATTGTGCAAAATATATCGGCAAGGTGTTTATTGACGATGTTTATTCAAACGGCAAAAAGTCAGACGGAAACTATCCGCTTCTCTCAACCGCAATCAAGAACGGTTTGTTTCATCCGAGATGTAAGGACAGCACAAGTACATATTATCCCGAACTTGATGATTTGGACGCACCGCTGTCTGACTATGAAATCAAAGAGCTTGACCGTCAGCGAGGAATTGAGGAAAAACAGCAGTATGCACAGCGACAGGCAGAACGCTTTGACCGCCGTGCCGAATACAGTCTTGATAAGGACAATAAACGCATTGTCCAAACCCGAGCCGATGAGTGGCACGATAGGGCGAATACGCTTGAAGAAAAGGCAAAACGATTTTCTTTGAAGACTGATGAACAAAAATATTACAGACCTGTTTTTAAGGAAGATATATCAAAAACTTTTGAACGCAAAATTGAGGGCGAAACAATTACAATTGATACCCGCAAGGCAAATACATTGTGTGACAATGTTTATATTTCAGATAAGGTAAAGCTAAAACGAAAAGAACTTCATGATTTTGATATGCAAGTGAGAAAAGCGTTTGATATGCTCGGAGAGGTTGAAACAAGCGGAAAACCTGATATTTGTATTATCTCTCCCGAAGAAATGCGAGTAAATGCTATTGCTTCATATATGCCAATGCAGAATGTTCTAAATGTCAATTCAGCATACTTTTCAACAAGTGATTTGTCAGATTTACAAGAAAACTTGGCTTGTCCGCAAGACGGATTGAGTACAATTCTTCACGAACTGATTCATTGGCAAGACGCTAAAAATTACAGAGCAAAATTCGGAGGTATTAACGATTATTTTGAATATTGCGATTACCTTAATAAAATTTATGCTCCAAAGGTTGAAAAATTGATAAATAACGGTTATAATATAGAGGATATAAGTGAGTATGCTTTTGAATGCTTAAAAGATAAAGCTATGGATGAAGTGTATAACGAGTACAGAGTCAGCAAACTTTTAGGGTGATGATGGTATGAGATTGATACAAACTGAAGAACAAAAATCTCTATGGAATGCGTTTAAGCCGTACCTTGTAACAAATGGTTTAAATGTCACTTTGCGTGAAGATGCTCCACAAGAAGCTAAAGATGCTGAAGCGCTTTACAGTAAGCTTAGAGAGAAACAAAAAATGCAATATCTAAAAGATAGTGGCATAATCTAACCGTTCCGTAAAAAGGGCGGTTTTGTTATATGCAATTCACAAAAACAGCATAAAATTACGAATTGAGCATTTTATAATCGACAGCAATGTTGATTATAGGGTGCTTTTTGCATTTAAACCCGTTGATTTCGACCGGTTTTGAAAGGTGGTGACAGAATGAAAATCAGAGTAACAACAGCATTTAACGACAGGCAGAACGGTTATGTAACCCGACCTGTGAATGAAGTTTTTGAATGCTCCGAGCAGAGAGCAAAGGAACTCATTGACGGTGGTTTTGCAGAAGAGGTCAAGCCTGACGCTCCCAAAAAGCCGAGAGCAAAGAAAACAGAATCAGCAGATTAAGCACTTTACGAATATGTAAGGTGCTTTTTTATGGTCCGAAGACATTAAACTACGGGAGACACCGTGCAAAACTGAAACAGAGAGACACTCTATAAACTGATTACGGGAGACACCCGAAAAACTGAAAGGATATGAAAAAATGGCAGAACCAAATCCAACACCAACCCCAAATGAACCGACACCTGCACCGCAGGGAACTCCACAGGGAAACGCTCCTGCCTTTGATTACGACAAGCTCGCAAGCCTTATTACAGGCAAACAGAGCGTGACAGAGGACACCGTTTTGAAGTCATATTTTAAGGAGCAGGGATTGTCAGCCGATGAGATGAAAGAGGCTATCGGTGCTTTTAAAAAGCAGAAAGCCAAGAACACCCCCGACTTTGCAAAAATGCAGTCGGAAGTTGAATCTGCAAACAACGCAAAGCTCATGGCAGAAGTCAATCAGTCGGCAACCCTCGAAGCCGTAAAACAGGGCGTTGACATTGCAACCGTTCCGTATGTGCTTAAAATTGCAGACTTTTCAAAGGCTGTGACAGACGGCAAGGTCAATGCCGAAAAGCTCACCGAGGCGGTTAAAAAGGTGCTTGACGATATCCCCGCACTCAAGGGCAAACCTGCCGAGAACGGCACAGGAGTTAAGAAAATCGGCGGTGACGGCAACGGTACAGCGGACGGCACAAAACCAAAGGTTAATGTTCCTACCAAAAAATGGAACAGATTTAATATTTAACTAAAGAAAGGATTGAAAAATTATGGCAAACACAAATAACTATGCTGAGCAGTTCAGCCCTGACCTGCTCGAAATTCTTGTTCAGGGTACACTTACATCACCGTTCATCACTTCAAATGTAAAGTGGGTTGGTGCAAGAACATTCCACTTCACACAGATGAGTACATCAGGCTTTAAGAACCACAATCGCAACGGCGGTTGGAACAAAGGCAAGTATGTTCAGACTGATGTTCCTTTCACTTGCGAACATGACAGAGATATTGAGTTTCTTGTGGATAAGGCAGATGTTGACGAAACTAACGCAACCGCAAAGGTTGAGAATATTTCAAAGGTGTTTGAGCAGACACAGGTTGCTCCCGAAACGGACGCACTTTTCTTCTCAAAGGTTGCAACAAAGGCTCAGGCAACAGACGGTTATCATTCGGCTACCAAGTCAACCGACTGGACAAAAGCAAACGCTTACTCAAAGCTCAAAACAATTCTTTCTGCCGGCAAGCTCCGCAGATACAAGGCAAAAGGCACTCTTGTTGCCTATGTGACATCTCACATTATGGACTGCCTTGAACAGTCAACAGAGTTCACTCGTAAGATTGAGCTTACACAGATTGCAGAGGGCGGTATCGGCATTGAAACAAGAGTGACCGAGATTGACGGTTGCCCTATCATCGAGGTTATTGACGATGAGCGTTTCTACGATAACTTCAACTTTAACCCCGATGACGGCGGTTTTGAGCCTGCAACAGGTGCTCACAAAATCAATGTTCTTGTTGCTTGCGGTGAAACCTGCAAGACTGTTCCGAAGATTTCAAGCATTTACTTCTTTGCTCCCGGCTCACACACAGAGGGTGACGGCTGGCTCTATCAGAACCGTTCACTTTCCGACACATTCGTATTCCCGAACGGCAAGGACGGCAAAATTGACAGCATTTATGCCGATGTTGACACAACGGCGGTTGCGTAATGTATGCCGATTACATTGAACATCAGGGCGGAGATGAAAACAGCATTATCTCTGCCGAACACATTGATGTTCTGACTTTTAACCGCATTGATTTTGAAAAACTTTCGGAAATGCAGAAGAGAATCATCAGCAGAGTGCATAGCAGACTTACTGCTTTTGAAGAAGAAAATGCCGATATGATTTCTTCCTATCTGAAAAGCTATTCAATCAACGGCACATCAATGGAATTTGGTGCAAGCTGGAACTTAATGTGTATCAGCGGAGTGGCAATTCCTGCCGACCTCTATGCGTTGCTAAAATCAACAGGACTTTGTTATCCTGCAATCTGAAAGGTGCGTGAAAACCGTGAAATTTCCGTCACTTGTAAAAAAGCAGTTCTGCAAAACTCCTGTCGAGGTCACAATTTACGGTGAGGGAATAACCGAGGACGGCTCTCCTGTTATCGCATTTGAGTGCAAAAACCTGTATCCCTCCGACAGCTTGTACCCGTCAGCAACCCTGCACGGTGGCTCTGCCTTGTGTAATATGCAGTCAAAGGCAAAGACGGTCTATACCAAAGAGCAGAAAATTGTTCAGGTGTCGGCTGTCTTGCTTTTTGACGGCGACATTGCTCCCGACAGCCCCACTTTAAGCGGTGGCTTTGTAATCCTTGACGGCGTAAAACGAAACATCGTACAGGGTACAAAACACCGCAACCCCGACGGCAAAGTTAATTTTACGGAATTGGATGTGATTTAATGGGATTTTCGGTATCATCAAAAATCAAACTCAATATGCCTGTTGTAAAACAGCTTGATAGGGCAAAGCAACAGGCTCTTGAACAGACAGGTGACGCACTTCTTAAACAGGTGAAAAACACGCAGGTAATGCCGTTTGATACGGGTAATCTTCAGAACGAAAATACCTTTGAAGATTGTGTGCAGAGTTGGAACGGCACGGTTAAAATCGTGTCAAGCACTCCGTATGCAAGGCGGTTGTATTTTCATCCCGAATATAATTTCAGCCGTAAGGAAAACATTGCCGCCGGCGGTAAATGGTTCTCACCGTGGCTTGAGGGCGGTACACGGCAGAATTTTTGCAGTCGGGCATTTGTGAGATTATACAGAAAGGAAGCAGGACTTTGATTTACTTATCGGACATCAGAGATTGGCTCAAAAGCGTTACCTCAGCCGAGCATTACTACATCGGCAAGCTCGACAACAAGCAGGATAAGTCAATAGGTGTGTATTCATTAAAGCAGTCGGGAACACCCACAAGGGCAATCGGCGGTGAAAGTACCTACGATACAATAAGCGTGTCTTTGCTTATCCATTACACCGACAACGCAAGAGAAACCGAGGAGTTTGCACGCAGACTTTACGAAACGCTTTACGGCATTAAAAATGTTGAAATTAAGGAACACAAAATCTATATAATCGAACTGCTCACGGAAGAACCCATTGATGTGGGAACAGATGACAAGGGTGTGTATGAGCAGGTCATTGAAGTTAAATTTTATTACGAAAGGAAGTAATTTTATGGCAAAAGTTGAATCGGGAGTATTCCCGTGCTATGAAAATCAGTTTGCGGTTGGCAAGGCAGGAACAGAATCCGCCACGACAAATATTGCTAACTGCGAAGAATTTTCTGTTGCATTTGACAACGGTGTCGAGGAATGGACAGCCTTTGAAAACGAGGGCTGGAAGTCAAGGCTTATGACAGCAAAGTCAATCACAATTTCGGTAAAGGGCAAGCGTACAATCGGTGACGCAGGCAATGACCAGATTGCCGCCCTTGCATTTGAAAACGGCAGAAAGGTAGAAGTTCCGTTTATGTGGACTTTCCCCGACGGTGCAACCGTCCTCTTTAAAAATGCAGTTGTATCCGTCACATCTAACGGTGCAGGCGCAAGTACGGGTGTTGCTCCGCTTGAATTTGAAGTTATGTCAAACGGCAAGCCGGTATATACAGCAGCCGCTTAAAAAACGAAAGGAATGAACAATTATGTCAAAGCTAATTGATATTACAGACAAACTTAATTTTGAGGAAAAGCCGATTGTAAAGGTAAAGGACACGGAACTTGTTATTAACAATGACGCAGTGTCAATGCTCAAAGTTGCGGCAATTTTTGAGGACGGCAACGGTAAAAGTAAAGATGTTACCGAAATGTATCATCTTCTTTTTGATGAATCCGAGAGAGAAAAGATTGAAAAGTTAAAGCTGAATATGCACGATTTCAACGCCCTTATCAGCGAATCTGCCAAAATTGCAACAGGCGATTTGACTGACGAGGGGGAAGCTCAGACCCCGGCTACGACCTGATTGATGACTTTGATTTAATCGTGTCGAGCTTTCGCTCGGAGTACGGGGTCAGCATTTATTCAAAGGATTTTGCAAAAATGAGTTGGAATGAGTTCTGCTCACTTCTGCAAGGCTTAGGACCCGAAACACCGCTTGCAAGAACGGTTCAAATTCGCCTTGAAACCGACAAAGAGGTCTTGAAAAACTTTACTTCGTCACAGCACAAAATCCGTAACAAGTGGCGGTCAAGGAATGTAAAGCACTATTCAGACGAAGATATGAACACCGTTCTTGCAGAATTTCAAAACTTCTTCGCCAATCTGTAAATTTGTACATAATTTTCGCTGTATCTACAAAATTCTTGACAATGTTAATACATAGTGATAAAATGTAACATACACTAACAAATTTATTAAGGAGAGTGTATGTTTATGAAATGTCCACATTGCGGAAACGAATTAAAGGACGATGCAAAATTTTGCGACAAGTGCGGTGCAGGCTTTGGCGGAAACGATTCAACCTCGGCAACCGTAAATCCTGCAAATGCGAAGAAGAAAATTTACAAGCGTTGGTATTTTTGGGTTATTATCGTTGTTGCTATTATGATTGTTGGCGGTGTAAACGGTGCAATTAACGGTAACAGCGGTTCAAACAAATCAAAGCAGGAAACTACTGTTGCAAATCAGAGTTCAGAAAAAGCAACTGAAAAAGCAACAGAAGCACCGACCACAAAAGAAGTTGCAACAGAAAAGCCTACTAAAGACCCGAAGAAGGTTGAAAAAGAATTTAAAGACGGTTGCAAAACAATCGACTTTAAAACTCTTTCAAGAAACCCTGACAAGTACAAAGGTAATGACTACAAGTTTGAAGGTCAGATTATTCAGGTTCAGGAAGGCTGGGGCGATTCGGTTGACCTGAGAATCAATATAACCAAAGAAGAAAATGAGTATCTTGATGAACCATTGTGGACTGATACAATCTACGCAACAGTAGAAATTCCTGACGGCGCGGACAAACTCCTTGAAGATGATGTAATCACATTCTGGGGAACTTGTGACGGCGACTATACATATGAAACCGTAATGGGCAACAATGTGTCACTTCCGAAAATCGACATCAAATACTACGAACTCAACAAATAAAACAAAAAGCCACTCCAAATGGGGTGGCTGTTCTTTTGCAAATATTTTATTAGCGTACATCATAACGGTGTGCGCTGTTTTTATGCCTGTTTTTAAAAAATCTAAAATGAAAGGAAGTGGTGAATATGGCGACAAAGGCGGGTGAAATTGAGCTTGATGTCAGGCTTACGGGTGATGATATTTCCAAAACATTGCATAAGATTTCCGATTCAATTACAAAAAAGTTTGATTCGGCATTTTCAAGTCTTTCAAAAGATTTTGAAAATGTAAGCACGGATATGAAACAGTCCTTTTCAAAGGTTGCGGAGGGCGTTTCTCAGAAAACCGAGAAAGAGTTTTCAAACATCAAAGGCAGCGGTGAGCAGTTAAGCAATTCGGTTTCATCCTCGTTTAAGAAAATCGGTACAGTTGTGGTTGCCGCCCTTTCCGTTGCCAAAATCAAGGAGTTCGGTCAGCAGTGCATTGAATCGGCTGCGGAAGTCAATGCGGCAAATTCACAGTTTGAGCAGACTTTCGGCACAATGCAGTCGCAGGCAGAATCAGCCATTCAGAGCGTTGCCGATCAAAGCGGTATTCTTGAAACCCGATTACAAGGTGTCGGCACAAGCATTTATGCCTTTGCAAAAACTACGGGTATGGACAGTTCAAGTGCTTTGGGTATGATGCAGGAGGCTTTACAGGTAACAGCCGACAGTGCCGCATATTACGACCGTTCGCTTGAAGACACCGCAGAAAGCCTGAAATCGTTTCTTAAAGGCAACTTTGAAAATGATGCCGCACTCGGTTTGTCCTGTACTGAAACCACACGAAATGCGGCGGCTAATAAGCTGTATGGCAAGTCATTTACGGATTTGTCGGAATCGCAGAAACAGCTCACGCTTTTGCAAATGGTCAAGGACGCTAATCAGCTTTCGGGTGCTATGGGACAGGCAAGCCGTGAAGCAGACGGTTGGGAGAATGTAACGGGCAACCTCAGAGAAAGCTGGAAACAGCTCCTTGCCGTAGTCGGTCAGCCTATTCTTCAGGTGGCAACTCAGGTTGTAAAGCGGTTGAGTTCCGCACTTGCGACTTTAACGGAATATGCCAAAGGTGCGGTTGAATCGCTTTCAAAGGTCTTCGGCTGGGATACAGGCAATAACACCGCAAGCAATATCAAATCTGCGTCCGATTCTGCCAAAAGCCTTACGGATACGGCAGATGACAGTTCAAAGTCACTTGATAATGTTCAGAAAAGTTCCGAAAAAGCAAAGAGAAGTGTTGCGGGCTTTGATAAGCTGAATGTGCTTTCAAGCTCTGACAGCTCATCTTCAAAGTCAGACACCTCCTCATCAAAAAGCTCTTCAGGCGGTTCATCGGGCGGAGCTGTTGCAAAGAATGTTGTCAAGGACACAAGCAAAAATCTTTCGGGTGCATTCAAAAATCTATACGAAAAAAGCGGGTTTAAAGGTTTTGTCGATAATGTACAGAAAGGTATTAACAAGGTTGATTGGTTAGCTATAGGCAAGAACTGCAAGACCGTTTTTGATAATGCTGTTCCCATAGTTCAAAAGGCATTCGGCACAATGCAAAAGGTCGGTTCTGCAAAACTCGGGGCAATCGGCTCTGCATTCGGAGCGGTTGCGACAATCGGCGGAAAGTCGTTTCAGACCATTTCAGGCGGTGTTGCTAAGTGGATTTCAAAAGACAGGGAAAAGATTATCGGCTTTATCGACACCATAGGTAACAATCTTACAAACGGCTATAACAACCTTTCAACCTTTTTTGATAATTTCGGAACACTTGCAGGCAATGCAATTGACAATGTTCGCCCTCAAATGGAAGAATCAATTTCCAATCTTTTAAGCGGTCTTACAACCTTTGCTGGCTCAGTCGGCGAAGTTGTTTCGGGTGCGTTTTCAACTGCAACCGAAAGCCTTGTTGAATGGACTGAAAATGACGGTGCAACAATCACTGAATTTCTCGAAAATTTACAATTGCAGTTTGCAGATGTGTTTAACTTTATCGGTCAGATTTTCGGAGATATCGGAACAATTATCAGTAATTGGTGGAACGGCAACGGACAGCAGATTTTTCAGAATATCTGCAATATGTTTACCAACATCGGCACAACCCTGATGAATGTTTACAATCAATGGATTAAGCCTGCGTGGGATTTTATCGTAGCAATCGTAAAATCAGCTTGGGAAAACTGGCTGAAGCCTGTTTTTGAGGGCGCAATAAACTTCTTCGGTAAGGTTGCAGACTGTGTTTCAACCGTGTGGAATAACTTTCTGTCGCCGTTTGTAAACTGGCTTGTCAGCTTTTGGGGACCTATATTTCAGAATGTTTTCAATGCCGTAAAAAGAGTATTTGATAATGTGTTTACATTTATCGGTGAATTGGTTACTTCCATTCAAAAAACATTCGGCGGTCTTATTGACTTTATCACAGGTGTTTTTTCGGGAGATTGGAAAAAAGCTTGGCAAGGTATTTACGACTTTTTCAAAGGTATTTGGGATGGTATTTGTGCCGTGTTTAGATTTATTGTAAATGCTATCATTGACGGTATTAACGGCTTGTGGACGGGTATTTATAACTTTGTTTCCGGTGTTATCAATGCAATCGGCGGAATTGCAGGGGCAATTGGTTCTGTCATCGGGCAGGATTGGAGCTTTTCAATGCCTGAAAATCCGCCTCTCATTCCGAGATTTGAAGAACCCACAGAATCACCTGCACGAAAATTTGCAAAAGGCGGTATTGTTAAAGCTCCGACACTTGCGGTTGTCGGCGATAACGCAGGCGCTAACAGCGGTAACCCTGAGGTTATTTCCCCTCTTAACAAGTTACAGGGTATGCTCGACAATTCGGGCGGTCAGGATACAGTGATTCTCACACAAATTCTTGACCTGCTTAAACGCATTTATGAAATGTTCATTATCTTTCGCAATAACGGCGGCAACACTTATTCGTTTACTGCCGAGCTTGAGGGTTCAACGCTTTTTGAAGAAATGATAAGACAGGATGAGCTTTACAGACGCAGACACAACGGTAAATCCGCATTTGCATAAAGGGGGGATAATATGTCAAATTATAACGGCTATTTGCTTAAATTCGGCAACAACATAATGCCGAATAAATACATTACCGCATTTTCATCAACTCCGAATCAGCGACTTGAAACTTCTGCGGAACGAGATCAGAACGGTACGCTTCAAAGGGCAACGCTGCCAAATTACAAAACAAAAATTTCGTTTTCAACTCACATTCTTCATCTTGACGAAAAGATTGATTTTCAGTCGATTATCAACCTCTCAATGGCGAATAAGTTACAGAGGAAGTGCAGGGTAACTTATTGGAACGATGAAACGAACAGCTATTACACCTCTTATTTTTATATTCCCGATATTGAATATACCGTAATGAATGCCGAAAAGAATGATATAACCTATCAGCCGATTACTGTTGAGCTGATTGAGTATTAAGGGGCGATTCTTAAAAATGCTTTTATCTAAAGAAATTGCTGATAAGCTGAAAACAAACACACTTTACAACACCGTTGCCCTGCATTCCCCAGACGGCAGTTTTGAGGATATAACAGGTGAAAGTATCGTGCTTGACAGCTTTTCGCTTGAAAATGAAATCGTTGAAAAAGAATTGAAATTCGGCGGTTGCATAGCCTCTGAAATGAGCGTGAAACTCATTGATTATGATTGCTCGGCTTTGATAGGAAAGACGGTACAGGTCATCATAACGGCAACATATCTTGAACCGGAGCTGTATCCGTCAGATGATTTGTACCCGTCAAATACTCTTATTTGTCCTGCCGAAACAGGAACGATTGAATGTCCTGTTTTCTACGGTAAAATTCAGTCGGCTCAAAGAGATAAAAAACAGCGTAACATCGTCAAAATCACAGCCTATGACGCTTTTTATGATATGTCAAAGGTGGATATGTCTTTGTGGTTTGGAGGCAAAGAGAACTATGGTTATGCGCACTATCAAAAAGACGATAATTTTAAGAGCTTTTATTCAATAATCGCAGAATTTGCCAAAGATTATGCAATTACAGGGGTTTCACCGCCGAGCTTATCTATCTTTAGTGTACCGCTGAAATTTGATGATACCTGCGTGGAAAAGGTTATAAAGGACATTACCTTGTCAGATTTAATCCAAGCTTATGCAGAATTAACTTTGAGCTTTGCCGTTATAGATGCCGACGGAAAAGTGCGTTTTAAAAGGCTGTATTCTCAATCTTCCGTTGAAACAATCGATTCGTACAAAGATTTATCCTTTGAAGATTACGAACTTGAGCCTATCCGTATGTACAGTGCTAAGTTTGCTGATAAAAAAGCGTTTTTGTATGGCAACAGTAACGATTTTTCGTGGTATGTTTCCGATAACATTTTGATGAGGTGCAGAACAACAGCAAGTGATATCGGCACAAAATATAATTCTGTTAATTTTTTTGGTGATGTATATAAATACCGCCCGACAAAAATTAAGCTGTTTTCGTATTGGTGGCTTGAGGCAGGCGATAAGTACACAATTAAAACTCCGTTTGAAGATTTGCCGACAATTGAAACATTTGTGTTCAATAAGAAAATGAACGGATTTATAACTACCCTCACATCAAAGGGCGAAAAACGATTAGGAAAGGAAATAAAAGAAAATGAACAAATACAATAAAATTGTCTTTGTGAACGGATCTGCTCCTGCTCTTAATGCCGACAACCTCAACCATATGGATGAGGGGATTGAGCAGGCAACAGACGGGGCAATTGCACTTGAAACCGAAATAGCCACGGCAAGAGGTGGTTCTAATTCACTTGGGGCAAGGCTTGATACAGTCGACACAAATCTTGCAAAAAAAGCTGATAAAGTCAATACTCTCGCAGGGTACGGCATTTCAGACGCATATACACGAGAAGGAACAGATAAAAAACTTGCCCGAAAACTTGATTCAATGCCGTTTGACAGCGAGCCAAAAAATAACAGCCCGTGTTACCTCACAAGCGGAGCAGTTTACAACGCTCTGCTTGTGAAAGCAGATAAAACCGCCTTGTCGACTAAATACGATTCGTCAAATATCGAACTCGGCACAGCTACTCTTACTCCGTACTCTACTCAGATTGATAAAATAAAATCTGCAACTTGCCTTTATGAAAAAATTGGCGATATCGTTATTGTAAATGTCACCGTCATTATGAACGCAACATCTTTAGGCGGAACATCTACAATAGCTTTGCTCAATATGCCTTTCTCAAACAAATCGGATGCGATTGTTCATGATATCGGCATAAGCAAAAACGGCGGAATGTTCAGAGGAAGTGTAAATAAATCGGCTTGGTTGCAGTTTACTCCGCTCAATAAACAGGCTTATAATTTCGTCGCTGATGAGCAGGTAAACTTTTCTTTGATTTACAAAATATAAAAATAACGGAGGTATGAAAAATGGAACTTAAAGAAAAAATCACACTCGATATGCTCACAAAGGACAGCGTGTCGGTACTCAGACAGCAGTTTTTGACCTTTAACGGTGAAGAAATGCAGGTCGGCGGAAACATCCGCAATGCATATATGAATGACGAATTCGGCAGAGAACAGCTCAAAACGGTGCTGTCGGATGAATACTATAACGCCGTTATGGCTGTATGGGGTGATAATCCAACCGTTGATGAGCCGACAGAAAGCGAGGTGTAAGCGATGAAGATTGATATTGTACAGCTTGCCGAAATCATATCTGCGTTAGCCTTAATTGGCGGTGTTGTATTTGGTGTTTTTAAATTTATCGAAAACAACAAAAAGCAGAACGCTGAAATCAAAAAAATCAAAGGCGAGCAGACCTTGACTATGTACGCTCTGCGTGCTTGTCTTGACGGCTTAAAACAGCAGGGTTGCAACGGTCGAGTGACCGAGGCAATCAATAAGATTGATAAGTACCTCAACCAGTCGGCACATTCGGCGGAAGATTTAAATTGAAAGGATGATAATAATGAAAATGACAAACAAAATCTATGATGTACTTAAATACATTGCTCTTATCGTACTGCCTGCAATCGGTACACTTTACTTTGCCGTAGCAGGCATTTGGGGCTTGCCATACGGCGAACAGATTGTAGGCACTATCACAGCCGTTGATACCTTCTTAGGCGCTCTGCTCGGCTTGTCAGCTTATAAATATAACAAAACAGACGAAAGCGAGGAATAATTATGGTTTTATCTAATACTGTTGACAAAATGTTAAGCGAAGATTACAAAGAAAGGTTTATCGCTGAATATCAGCAGTTATCAATCCGCCACGACGGCTTAAAGAAAATGCTTGATAACTGGGATAAAGGGAATCTGAATTTTATTCCGACTTGCCCACGCAGTACATATGACTTGCAAATTAAAGCAATGAGCGATTACAGAGCCGTACTTGAAGCAAGGGCAGTTATGGAAAATATCGACTTGAAAAAATTATACGCAGAAAGCGAGGAATAATTATGAGTAATTCAAAACTTGTTAATTACACAAAATTAAGCCCAAACCACAGCGGTAAACGCACACACAGTATTGACCGCATTACTCCGCATTGTGTTGTAGGTCAGTGCAGTGTCGAAACACTCGGCAACATCTTTATGAATACAGCCTGTGAGGCAAGCTGTAATTACGGAATCGGCTATGACGGCAGAGTGTTGCTCTGCGTTGATGAAGGCAATCGCTCTTGGTGTAGTTCATCAAACGCAAATGACCAGCGTGCAGTCACAATCGAATGTGCAAGCGACACAACCGCACCGTACACGATGAATAGTAAAGTTTACAACAAACTCGTTGCACTTTGCGTTGACATCTGCAAGCGTAACGGCAAGACTAAACTGCTTTGGTTCGGTAATGAGGACAAGACACTGAATTATTCGCCAAAATCAGGCGAAATGGTCTTGACTGTACATAGGTGGTTTGCAAATAAATCTTGCCCGGGTGACTGGCTCTATAACAGGCTCGGAAATCTTGCAGACGAAGTAAACGCACAGCTCAGCGGAAAAACAACAAACACGGAGGAAGAAGAAATGATTAAATACGGCGCACACAATACAGCAACACTTGCGTTCAAGAAGCAGTTAATTACTTTATACAATATGAGAATCATCAAGACGAAAGTCGATAATTCAAACGGTTTCGGTGACGGCACTTTGAAAGCTGTTAAAGAAGCACAGAGAGCAGGTAATATCACGGCTAACGGCGTTGTTAATGAAAAGACAGTCAATGTTATCTATCATCTTATCAATGATTGCAATTGGTCTAAAGACAAGAAAATTGCAAATGCAAAGAAAGCGTTAGGTTAATCTTACATATCCATAATAACGCCCCTAAAAAGTTATTATGGAGGTAAAAATGCGTAGCTTTATCGGCTGGATTGGTGGCAAAAGTCACCTTAAAAATCAGATTATTTCACTCATCCCCAGCGACAGTAACCGCTACATAGAGGTGTGTGGCGGTGCAGGCTGGGTCTTATTCGGTAAGGATAAAATCAAAGGTCAAATGGAGGTATTTAATGACGTTGACGGCGACCTGATTAACCTTTATAAGCAAATAAAATACAACTGTTCAGCACTTCAAAAAGAGGTTGACTGGTTACAATCTCGTGAGTTGTTTTCGCAATATCGCTATGAGATTGAGAATCAGGTTGAGCTTACTGACCTGCAAAGGGCAGCACGATATCTTTACTTGATTAAATGTAGCTTTGGTAGCAATAGAAATTCTTTTGCGACCGCCCCTAAAACAATTTATAATATCGTTTCTGAATTACCAAAGTACAAGGAGCGATTAAAAAGTGTAATCATCGAAAACAGGGACTTTGAAGACCTTATAAAAACATACGACCGTGATTCTGCTCTGTTTTATGTAGATCCGCCATATGTGGCATCAGAACGCTACTATAACCGTAACTATACTAAGTTCAATAAAGATGACCATATCCGTTTAAATGCCGTTTTAAAGGGGATTAAAGGGCGTTTTATCCTATCCTATAACGATTGCGATTTCATTCGTGACTTGTATAAAGGTTACAATATTAAGTGCGTAAGCAGGCAAAACTTGCTCCCAGCGACCGCTGAAAATCGTGCAGAATTTAAAGAAGTTATCATAACCAATTACTGATTCGGTAATAATATTACCGATTAAGCAAAATAATAACGCAGTAGTATATTATATTACTCGGGGCGTTATTATGATTAAAATTCATTTGTCCGATTTGCTTGGCAAATACCGCATAACGCAGGCTGAACTTGCCCGTAAAACAGGCATAAGACCTGCAACAATATGTGATATATATAATGAGATGTGTGACCGCATTAACATTGAACATTTGGACAGGATATGCGAAGTCCTTGGTTGTGATGTTGCTGACATCCTTGAATATCAGCCAAATAAGATTAAAAAGACCGGCACAAATCTCATTTTAGAGCAAAACGGCAACCGAAAAAAAGAATAATTAACACAAAAAAACACCTTGCAGAAAGCAAAATTTCTGCAAGGTGTTTTTCTTTTTACGGAAACATTTCTGCAACAATATGCAAAAATGATTAATTCAATTTTTTTCATTTAGTGTGAAAAGTTTTTTTAATTTGTGCGAAAAGCGACAGATGGTGCGGTATCTTTTGGTTATAGATTTGTTAGCTACTTGTTAGCTGTGTGTTAGCTACGATATGTATTTTTCGGTGTTTTAGAGTGATTTAAGTATAGCAAAACCCCAGTAAACATCGTATTTACTGGGGTAAAAAGCTATGGTGCAGGTAACAGGACTTGAACCTGCATGAAATTGCTTTCACATGGACCTG